TTTTTTTGATCTGATGCGGAAAATGGGTATCCGAGAGGGTCAATTCAAATACAAAGAGATTGACGGCCAGATTATATTCAACAATGACTCAGCCATTTATCTCAAAGATCTCGACTACTATCCTGGCGATCCCGAATATGACAGACTCGGATCAACTGAGTACACCGGCGCATTCATTGATGAGGGCAACCAGATCCGATGGAAAGCCAAGAACGTGATCGCGTCCCGGTTGCGCTATCGCCTGGATGATTTTGGCCTGACTCCCAAAATGCTCATCACCTGCAACCCAGACAAAGGATGGCCATATCAAGAATTCTACAAACCAGCCAAAGAGGGCAAGCTGCCGGCCTATCGGCAATATATCCAAGCGCTCGCGACTGATAACCCACACAATTCAAGCTCATACATCGACCAACTCAAGCGCCTCGATAAAGTCACCCGGGAGCGGTTGCTGTATGGTAATTGGGAGTATGATGATGATCCCCTGTCCCTATTTTCAGCCGACTCACTCTCAGACTTATTCACCAACCCAGCTGAGGAGTCTGCCAAAAAATACATCACTTGTGACGTGGCTCGGTTTGGTAATGACAAAACCGTCATCATGATCTGGCACGGCTTGAAATGTGTCCGGATTGTGGTTTTGAAGAAGCGATCGACCAGTGAGGCGGTCAATGAACTGATCACGATTGCTGAGCGCGAGCAAATACCCCGATCCCGCATCCTGGTTGATGAGGACGGCGTGGGCGGTGGCGTGGTGGATCAGGGCAAATTCAAGGGATTCATGGGTGGATCATCACCCATCACCAAACCAAACAAGCCGGTCAACTATCAAAACCTGCGCGCTCAATGCTACTACATGCTTGCAGAATACACCGAGCGAGCCAAGGTCGCAGTGGACACCGACGTCGACGAATACCGCCAGGCAATCATTGAGGAGCTTGAGCAAGTCAAGGCGAAGGATGTCGACAAAGATGGCAAGCTCAAGATCATTCCCAAAGACTCAATCAAAGAACATCTCGGGCGGTCTCCGGATTATGCTGACTGCTTGATGATGAGGATGTGGTTTGAGCTCAACAAGTCAGACGGACCACATATCCGATGGCTGTGATTGTGTATAAGCGCGAAGATCGCCATCCCTACACTGTGGCATGAATCTCTCAATCATTCGCGGCGATACCACGGTATTCACTCTCACCCTAACTGATCAAGCTGGTGCCGCCGTCAACCTAACATCAACAACCGTATTTTTTACTGTAAAGGAGTCGCTGGCCGATGCCGACGATGATGCCTTGATTGCAAAATCTACCGACTCACACTCTAACCCATCTGGCGGCGTCACAGCAATCACGCTCACCTCGACAGACACCGCCATCACTCCCGGTGCTTATATCTATGACATCCAGGTCAAAAACACCACTGATGGAGCCATTCAATCAGTCGCCTCCGGCATTTATGAAGTATTGCCGGACGTAACTCAAAGGACGTCATAGTATGCAACCACCAATCACCGCCACTATCAGCAAAACCCAAATCACCGCCACTATCACACAATTACTCTCATGGTCATCCGATGTCAGTTTTTTATTGCTTGAAGATGACACCAGCTATCTATTACAAGAGGATGAATCAAGTCGCCTCATTCTAGGCTAAAGGAGAAAAACAATGGCAGACACCAAACTATCAGCATTGACCGAATTGACGACAGTCGACAACGCGGACGTCGGCTATATTGTCGACGTCTCCGATACAACTCAAGGACTCGGTGGTACTGCCAAAAAAGTCACCAAGTCGAACCTGCTCAAAGAGGTCAACACTGCCATCACTAGCCACACCAGCAATACAAGCAACCCTCACTCAGTAACAAAAACCCAGGTCGGACTTGGCAACGTCGACAACACCTCTGATCTCAACAAGCCTATCTCAACCGCCACTCAGTCTGCCCTCGACGGCAAATCATCGACATCACACAATCATGATGGAGTCTATGCTGCCTCGGCCCATAACCACACCGGGACATATGAGCCGGCCAATGCAAACATTCAATCGCATATCTCCAGCACCTCAAATCCACACAGTGTGACCGCGGCTCAGGCTGGCGCGATCGCTACAGGCGGAGCCTATTCAGACCTATCCACAGCGAGCAAAATCGGCACCGGATCGACTCAGGTGGCCGCTGGTGATCACAACCACACCGGCACATATGAGCCAGCATCGGCCGACTTCACCTCAAAAGTATCAGCTGCGTCAGACACCGCCGCGGGCAAGGTTGAGCTGGCCACCACCTCCGAAACCTCGACCGGCACCGACACCGGCAGAGCCGTCACTCCCGACGGATTGGCCGGGTCGAATTTTGGCATCCGGTATGTCCAGATCACTTGTTTTGATTATGCGACCGATATTGCCATCGGCGATGGCAAGGGATATTTTGTGGTCCCAGCCGCGCTCAACGGCATGAATCTCGTGTCAGTACACGCCAAAGTCATCACTGCCGGTACCACCGGCACCAGCGACATCCAAATCGCAAACGTGACCGACACTCAGGACATGCTTTCAACAAAATGCACCATCGACAGCGGAGAGACTGGATCAGACACCGCCGCGACTGCCGCGGTGATCAATACCTCATATGATGACGTGGCTACTAATGACCTACTAAGGATTGACGTGGACGCCGCGAGCACAACCAAACCAAAGGGATTGATTGTCACTCTCGGATTCCAACTACCATAAACTATGGCAACGATAACGATACAGCCAGATGCAGAGACCGGGATCGATGCCCTTGGGTACAAAAATGGTCCCAATACTAACTACGGAACCAACCAATCAATATATTTTGGTGGGATAGGCAATGAGGAGTGTTTCAGCGCGCTAAAATTCAACTTGTCTCCATTGTCCGGGAAAACTATAGTATCCGCCTCATTGGTTATCTACTGCTCATACGCAAGAAGCGGCACAAATAGCCTCGTAGTTTATAGGATGTTGTCTGGCAATAGTGACTGGGATGAGACAATGACCTGGAACATTCGCAAAACTGGGACTAACTGGGCGGGAAGCGCCGGCTGCAATACTCCAAACACAGACTACTCATCAACACTGATGGGGTCACTGACCACAAACAACAATCCTCAGGTCAATGACGAGTGGTCAGTCGCGCTTGATGTGGGAGAGTTTTCATCAATGGTCGCCAATAATAGTGGCCTAATTATAAGAGGAGCAAATACAACGACATGCCCACAATGGACAGCATTCTCGTCAGATTACACGTCTGCCTCCTATCGTCCAAAACTTGTTGTCGAGTATACCGACGCAGCAGTATCGACTTTTTTACAGAAAGTTGTATTTTTTTAATTCCTGATAGAATCAAAGCGCGGGAGAGTATCCGGGAGACCGGTGCGGGATAGTTTGCAAATCCCAAGGTGACTGGCCGATTGATGACGCGGTGAATGAAACGCGTCGCCGCTGCAACTCGATCAATAGTGAAAAACCAGCCTTGAATTTTAGAGCCATGAGGTGACTCAAGCGCATCGTCTCATCCGATGTGGCTCAACTCCTCAACTCTCCCGCAATCTCTCGATACTGTATAAGAACAACCCCGGCGCCTCATACACTGAGGCATGAAAATCAGACTCCCATTTTTGAACTCGCGCCGCAAATCATCCCCGCTTGAATGGACATTCGCCAGATCACTTGTGTCAAAGCTGACCGGGTCGATCAAGGGCGGAGACTATGCCGCCGCATATCGTGGCTGGACATACGCGTGCATCAATTCCATTGCTCAGAGTGTCTCTACAATGGAGATCAAGCTCCTCAAAGGCGACAAAGAGCAGCAATCGGGGGACATATTCAATCTCATTCGCGATGTGAATCCGGAGATGACTTGGTCACAGATGATCAAGGCGACTCAATCATATCTGGAATTATATGGCAAAGAATACTGGCATCTCGTCAGGTCGGAATCTGGCAAAAAGATCCTGGAGATCTGGCCACTCAACCCCACTCGCGTCACTCCAAAGGTCGACTCTGACAACATGGTGGTCAATTATGAGGTCAACAATGGCAAAGAAAAAATCACCCTGGACACCTCAGAGATCATCCCATTCTGGTCATTTGATCCGACCACTAATCATGGAGGCATCGGACCAGTGGCAGCCGCAGAGAACACGCTGGATATTGACTACTTCTCACAATCTTGGAATCGAAACTTTTTTGAGAATTCTGCAATGCCGGGTGGCATCATCTCCACCAGCCAAATCTTAGAGGATGAGCAATATGAGCGGCTACTCAAAGAATGGCAAGCCCGCCATCAGGGTGAAGACAACGCGCACAGGGTGGCGCTACTGGACGCCGGGATGGCCTTCTCCCGGATCTCATTATCACCAGAGGAGATGCAGTTTGGCCAACAGCGCAAAGACATCCGCGATGAAATCTTGGGTATTTTCAGGGTGCCCAAGTCACTGCTCGGCATCACTGAGGATGTCAACCGCGCCAATGCTGAGGCGTCTGAGTACATGTTTAGCAAATACGTCGTCAAACCAAAAATGCAGTCAATCGTCGACGTGATGAATGAGTGGCTATTGCCAGCATTTGAGCTCAAGTTTGGCGAATACCGGTTTGAGCTGATCGATCCGGTGCCGGAGAATCGCGAACTTGCCAGACTTCAAACTGAGACCGACATCAAAAATGGAATCATGACAATCAATGAGGTGAGAGCCGATCGCGGACTGGCGCCGGTTGATGGCGGGGACATTCCACTCATTCCCATCTCACAGATCCCTCTCTCGGCCGATATCGCCTCAAGCACTGATCTGGAAAAGACGGCTAAGGCTGCCAAGCGGTCTCCTAGTCGAGAGCGAATCCGCCAAAATATCATGAGATACATCGAGCTCCAGACCAGAATCCACCGACCAAAGATTGAGTCGGCCATCACCCAAATCAAAGACCAAGTCATCAATCACTACAAAGCATTGAAGTCAGTCAAAAAGGCATCGACGACCGGCTTGGATGAGATGGCAGTCAACTGGCCAAACATCCTTATCATCCCGGTCAAACAAACGATAAAGGAAGCCTATGGGATCGGTGGCCAAACTGCCGCCGAATACATTGAAAGTCAATTCGCGCTAGATAACCCCGAAGCTGTGGCATGGTTAGAACAACACGCCACCGAATCAGTCAAAACCATTGCTCAAACATTTTTAGATGAGATCAAAATCTTGGTGCTTGATGCTGCTGCCGATGGACTTGGTGGAGCGGAGCTGATGGCTAAGCTGTCTGACTACTTTGCGACCTCCGAACTGTGGAAGGCTGAGCGGATTGCCCGGACAGAATTGTCGAATGGTTACAATGCCGGAGCCTATCAAACATACCAGCAATCAGGCGTCGTCAGCCGCAAAGAATGGATCCTGGACGGTCGACCATGTGATGACTGTATTGCCAACGCGAAGGCTGGCGTCATCCCATTCAATGCGGAATTCCCGACCGGTCATCTCATGCCCACGGCTCATCCGAATTGCATGTGCTCAATCAGGCCGATCAAATAACTGTATAAGCAACACAAAGGGGGCAACCATAATGGCTCATATGATTCGCAAAGTCTTCAACACTACCACAAAGGCTGTCGACGGTGAGGCGCGCAAGCTGCTTGTCACTATCTCCACCAAAAATCCTGACAGATCACGAGACGTGGTCCAACCAGCCGGAGTCGTGCTCGACCACTACATCAAAAATCCAGTCGTCGGCGCATTCCATGACTACAGCAAGCCGGCCATCGGCCGCGCCAACACGGTTGAGGTGCTTGAAGACAAGATCGTCGCCGAGGTTGAATTCGTACCCGAGGGCACCTATGAGCTGGCTGACGTGCTATATCCCATGTACAAAGATGGATTCATGAGCGCGTGGTCGATCGGATTCATTGGCAAAGAATGGAAAGACATTGAGAACGGTGGCCGCGAGTTTTTGGCATGGGAGCTGCTTGAATTCTCCGCCGTCTTGGTCCCGGATAATCCAGAAGCATTGACCATGCTGCGCTCCAAAGGCATTGATCCCGACAAGTTTGAGGTCAAAGATGCTGATCCGGAAGGCGAACCCAAAGCCGACGATCCCAAAGAAGATACCAAACCAAATGAATCTCCGGCGGATGATCCTGCCCCGGATGACCAACCAAAGGATCCCAAAGCACTTGAAGACTATCGCCAAGAGTTATCAAGCGTCGCCGAACAGGCTCGGACGATCGCTGAGTCACTGGATGCCTTGCTTGGCACCCTGCCGAAAATGATCTCGACAGTGGTTGCTGAGTACAAGACCAGGGAAGACAAAGCGGGCGGACTCCTGATCGAGATGCGCGAGCACTTGAAAGCGAGAGATCGAAAAATAAACACACTACTCAGAGAGGTCAATACCTACCTGAGAAAAGGAAAGGAATAGTCATGGAAGACAACAAAGAACTGATCGCTCAGATCAGTGAAAAGTTAGTCGAAGACACCGTCGCTCGCGTGATGGATAAAATCCCCGCACGCAAGGCCGTCGCCACCGATGCTGTCGTCGAAATGAAAACCGTCATGGCCGAAGGCTTGAAAAAGCTCGAAAACCGTGAAGTCAAAGCCCTCACCACTGGCACCAGTGGAAGCGGATCAGAATTGGTCCCCACCGAAGTCGCCAGCGAAATCGAGCGCGTAGCCGCATTGACTGGTTTGGTTGATAAGTATGGCAAAAAATGGCCAATGCAATCATCCAAAGTCAACGTCCCCACCGCCACTTCTGTGTCCGCTTATCGCGTATCAGAAGGCAGCAAAATCACCTCTAGCCAGCCCACCACCAGCGCTATCTCCCTAACCTCCAAAACCCTCGGCGTGATTGTGCCATTCTCCCGACGCTTACTCCGCAATGCTACCCCGAACGTAGTCGACATGATTCTCATGCTCGCCGGTGAAGCATTTGCAACCCTCCGCGATGAATGGGCCATCAAAGGTCTCGCATCCGGTGAAGGCGTATTCAGACACGCCAGTGTCCCAGAATTGGTGCTTGGTACCGGTGACACCACCTATGCCAAGATTGAGGCTGCCGACTTACTCGATGCCTTGAACAAGATTGACGCCAACGTCCCCGACGCGAATCTCCGCTGGGTACTGCATCGCTCGGTATTCAATGTGCTAAGAGCACAGCGAATTCAAATGGGCGCGGCCACTGGTGCCTCCGGAGCCGAGGTCTTATATCCTCAAGAATTCTTATTCGCCGGATATGGTGCTGATTTACCCGCAACCATGTGGAACATTCCCTATAGCTTGAGCCCGATCTTGCCAAAGACCGCAGACTCCAGCCAAACTGGCACAGTGTTTGCAGCCTTGATGGACTTCTCCAAAGTCATCGTCGGCACCGAGGTCCCCTATACCATCGAAATGTCCGAACAAGCCACCATCACTGATACTGATGGCAGCACTTTGATCAATCTCTTTGAGCAGGAGATGGTCGCCTTGAAAGTGACCTGCGAGCAAGATATTCAGCTCGCTGATCCCTCCAAAGCATTCGCTCGCATCAAAACCGCCTCCTCATAATCATTTTGATGTCCTACTCGCCGCCGGGGAGCCCGTCCCTCCCCGGCAAACAGAAGGGCAGCAGATAACTAACAATCAGG